AGACACGGCGAACAACGTTCTAAAGATTCGCAATTCAGCCAATGACGGTTGGAACGCATTTGCGGCGTTGAACGATACCGCGTTCAGGATCAGCTCATCGGGGCAAGTTGGTATTGGCGTAACGCCTGCCAGCAACACTGACCTTGACGTTACTGGGACGATTGCACAGAACGTCGTTGCGATGGCAGCGTTAGATGTTGATTGCTCAGCGGGTAACTACTTTACCAAGACGATCAACGCTAATAGCACGTTCACGTTTTCAAACGTTCCAGCAAGCCGTGCTTATTCGTTTGTGCTTGAACTAACCCATACATCTGGAACGGTGACATGGCCCGCTTCAGTTAAGTTCCCATCAGATACAGCACCAACCTTGACGACCGGCAAGACACATCTCTTTGTCTTTGAAACTAATGACGGCGGCACCCGATTCCGTGGTGCGGCACTTGTCGATTACGTCAACTGATAGGACATGACTGTTAATTCACAACGACTGCTACTTGCTGCTGCTGGAGCGGGTGGTGCTGCTGGTGAGGGCTTGTACGTTGATGAAGTGTTCAGCACGTTTGTATATCCCGGAGATAGCAGCGCACAAACAATTACGAACGGAATTGATTTAGACGGTGAAGGTGGATTGGTTTGGATTAAAAGACGTGATGGTTCGGACCCTTATATATTGCAGGACACTGAAAGGGGGACAGGTAAGTTTTTACGCAGTAACAGTAGTGCAGCGGAAAGCAATGCAGGTACTGCCCGTGTCAGCGCATTTAACAGTGATGGGTTTTCGGTAGGTACTGACTCGCAAGTTAATTTCTCTTCGCAAACTTATGTCTCTTGGACCTTCCGCAAAGCGCCAGGATTTTTTGATGTTGTTACCTACACCGGCAACGGAACAGCTGGTCACACTATTTCACATAGTTTAGGCAGCGTGCCTGGGGCAATTTTTGTGAAAAGACGTGATACTAGTGATGACTGGGCCGTCTGGCACAGAAGTCTTGGAGCTACTAAATACCTACAGCTTAATCTGGCTGACGCTGCAGCTGATCTCAATACCATCTGGAATGACACAGAGCCAACATCTACTAACTTTACGGTTGGAGTAAATGGTAAAACAAACACTAACGGCAGTACCTATGTCGCCTACATTTTTGCCCACGACGATCAATCGTTTGGCACGGATAGCGACGAGGCGATCATTAAGTGCGATAGTTATACGGGCAACGGCAGCAGCACTGGGCCTGTCATCAATCTTGGTTTTGAACCACAATGGCTTCTTATTAAAGGTTCTAGCGTAAGCAGTCACTGGGTTTTATTTGACATAATGCGTGGAATAGCAACGACTGGTGACGACGCCTTCCTTAGTCCAAATAACGAAAATCAACTTGAGGAAACAGTATCAAATTGGTTGGACGTAAATGCAACAGGTTTTCAACTAAAGAATACTTTTGGCAATAGCAACAGCAACAATCAAACTTACACTTACATCGCAATTCGCCGTCCGCATAAGCCACCCGAGGCTGCAACGGATGTGTTTAAAACAGTTGCTGGAACTTATTCCGCAGGATCTTCAATTAGTCAAGATTTTCCAATCGACTTAGTTTTTGGTGCAGACCGGTCAAATGCTACGGCTTATCTTTTTGAGGACAGATTGAGATTTTTCTCCCAAAGTAACGGCAACGCTAAAGTTTTAAAATCACACCTTAATAATGCCGAAACTACCAGTGGCAATCCGATTGTTTATGAAGTAACCAATGATAATTTAAAAGTAGGGTATGCACTTTCAGGCTACAGCGCGACATTTAATTTCTTTCGCCGCGCCGCCGGGTTTTTCGACATCGTGTGCTGGACAGGAACATCTACTAGCGGATCATCGTCTAGAGCCCTGAATCATAATTTGGCCGCTACTCCTGAACTTATGATTGGTAAAAGGCGTGGGAGTGCAGGAAACTGGTCAGTTTTTACAACTACAACCGGAATTAACAATGAACTTGAGTTAAACAAGGACGCTGCAGTTGCAGGAGCAACAAATATGTGGAATGGCACTCCAACAGATACAACTTTTACTGTTGGTTATGCTCTTGATGGCAATAGTAATACACACGTCGCCTACCTCTTCGCCAGCCTTGCCGGAGTATCAAAGGTAGGCAGCTACAGCGGCACAGGTAGCAATGTTGGCGTTGATTGCGGCTTCACCGCAGGTGCTCGATTTGTACTAATCAAGCGGACTGATAGCACTGGTGATTGGTACGTTTACGATTCAGCTAGGGGCATTGTTGGCGGAAACGACCCATATAAGTTGACAAATAGCAGTGCGGCTGAGGTTACAAACACGGACTACATTGATCCGCTCAATTCAGGCTTTACAGTGACTTCATCAGCACCTGCCGACCTCAACGCTAGTGGCGGCACCTACATCTTCCTCGCCATTGCTTAACCATGGAAATCCGTAACCGCTCCACTGGTGCTGTTATCACCGACAGCCAGCTCAGGGACGACAACCCTCAAACCAGCTTCCCGAAGCAGATCACAACGGAGATCTTGGATTCATACGGCTATGACGCCGTGTTGAATGGTCCGTCAGCATCAACGTCTGGCCCTTACGAAGTCAGCGTTCGTGACGGCGTTGAAGAAATCAACGGGCAGTGGTTCACCAAGTTTGTTGTTGGTCCGATCTTCACCGATACCACTGATGAAGATGGCAACGTCACCACTGCAGCTGATAACGAAGCGGCCTACCGCACCAGAATCGACAATGAAGTTGCAGCAAGGGTGCGTGTGGAGCGTGACG